TAGCCTTCTGTGCCTTGGTGCGAGTCATAGTAATCTTGGGAAAGTCAGGTCGGGGATTTCCCTGGGGAGTACGACACCCAAGTCCGGGTTCCACTCACGGTAATAGTCCTCAAGCACCACCTGTTCGTCAGGGGTCACACCAAAGGCTAACCAAAAAGAAAACCTAGTCTCAGGAGCGATTGCCCCTTCGACACGGTTCATCCCCTCTGCCAGCCTGGCAAACCCTGATTCAAGGCCAGGGTGCGCACCAATGCGCACTCCCTTGCCTGCCCGCTTGAGGGCCCTGTAGAACTCCTGGTACACAGGAATAGCACCCGTCAAAGACAAACCACACTCCCCAATTGAAGTGGCCCATCCGAATGCCATTTTTCCCTGACTGAGTGGCAAAACTGAATACACATCCTTGGTAAGGGCCTTGTGAGGGTTACGCACCATCACATACCCCCCTAGTGTCTTGACAGGGCTAGTCTGGCAAAAGTCAATCTGCTCAAAATTAAACACAACTGGCTCCACTTTCATGGTGTAACCCATGTCAAGGAACCACTGGTCCAACTGAGTAGTGAACTTCACCACGTCACAGGTCTCCATGATAACGGTGCAATCATCTCCGTTGTTAGCCAACTCGATGCGCACCCCTACATGTTCAGCATAAGCAAAAACCATGGCACACATCAGCAGGCAGTTGCCCATTGCCGTGTTCATGTCCCCACTCATGCGACACCCATCAACATGGTACTTGACTTTGCCGTCACACACATGTGAGCGACCGACATTGTCAATTTGCCATTCAAGCAGCTCTGCCAATCTCTCTCTGTCTGACCCCGAGAAACATCTCAGGTACATGCTGTGTTCCCACCGCAGTGCATCACTTGACGTGTGCTGATCAAACCGAGAGGCGTCCAGTCCCACTGCAGCAGGCCTGCGAAACCTGTTCCACTTGCCGTGAAGTATACTTGCGGACTCACGCGCATTAAAGCCCTTGAGCACGGTCTTGGAACCGTACACTCGAGCAATAGCAGCGTAGACCTTCTTCTCCAAGCACTTCAGAAACACACCCACTTCAACGTTATACCTGGCACCACGAGGTTGAATGATGCGAGGG